TTGATGTAGAAATTATGGTTGACTTCGTTCGTAATTGTCCTAGACTACGAAAGAAGGAAATTTTGATTGCTGACATCCATCGGAATCAGCAAAGGACTGGTAAGAAAGAAGTTTCATTAGGTCTTCTCAATAACCTCATAATCAATTATGAGGTTGGTGCTGGGAGTGTTGGACTAGAGATTACAAAATTTTTTGTTGAGCATGGTGGTCAATGTAACTGGGATGGACGCTCGGGTAAAGAATGGTGGTTAGTGATATTTGATCCAACTGTAATAGTGGGTTATAAGAAGTTAACCCCGACGGATCAAGATAACTATCCTTGGATGTTAGAAATCCCACCTTCGGTTCTCCCTAAGTATGCTCGGGCAAATACGAAAAACTACTAATTTTTAGGAGTGGTCTTGACTAGTGAAGCAGAAATTCGTAAATTGAAGGTTTCTTTGTATTTACAACTTGTAAATTGCACAGATGAACACATGTTTACGGGGAAGAACTCGTCCAACATACAGCTATTGGAAATACTCAAAGAGTCTATACTCCAAGAGTTTATAGACCCACCTGAGCATACAGATGAAGTAACTGCAACATCGCAGTAAGAAAGAGTGGAGAAAAAATCTCCATATACATGTTTAATTTTTTATAAGGTGTACTCATGAGTATCACTATGGATAGAACACAACGCCTTCGCATTTCAGCGTCGGTGTCACGCCAAGCTGGATTTTCTCCAGGGCAACGAGTTGCAGTCATTGCTAACTCAAAGACTGAGTTCACAGTTGTTCCGTCAAACAAGGTTCCGCGTAATACCGCTTCGGTATCGTACACGGTTGAAGCTGACGGACGAATCCGCGTAGCTCGGTCAGTCCTGAAGGAACGTCTAGGCGTTTCTGTTAATCCGAAGAAGTCGGCGACTGTTAGTGCCAAGCGCAGTCGTATTGACGTCACGTTTTGACCGTGACTAATATTTAGGTACGGTGGGATATTCCCATATTTTGCGAGGTGTTTTTTATGTTGGTACATCGAGAAGTCCTAGTTTTAGATCAATCATATAGACCTATCTCATTGACATCAGTCAAGAAGGCGGTAACTCTTGCCTTCCGAGATAAGGTTGAATTTGTTGAGATAGCAGATAGTTTTCTGCGCTCACCGTCTTCAACATACCCATTGCCACTTGTTATTCGAATTAAGAATAACGTCAAGTTCAAAGCGTTGGGAAAGATTGAACCTACACGCCGTAATCTCTTCAAGCGAGATGGATTTGAATGTGCATACTGTGGATCAAAACACGATCTAACAGTAGATCATGTCATTCCAAAATCTCGTGGTGGCGTTTGGAACTGGGATAACCTCGTGACAGCATGTCATTCTTGTAACAACAAGAAGGATAACAGAACTCCAGATGAAGCTGGAATGAAGTTGTCTGTCAGACCACGTACCCCGCACCATGTTGCGTTTATGCTGAAAAGTTCACGTATTCACGACAAATGGAAGCCGTATCTTTATATGTCATGAGAAGAAGACCCCACCTAACCCGTGGGGTCTTTTGTTTTCTAGGCCGCTAGAAGATGACATTTGCATATTTCACTAAATTGTTGTATATTACTTTCATAATCTAGACTTATAGGATACGTGATGATTTGGGCTATTGGTGATACACATGGCAACTTTGCTGTGATAGAATATGCTATACGAGACATCGCTCCGCAGAATCTAAATGGTCACAAGTTTTTTCTTGTGCATCTTGGGGATTTCGGTGTGGGGTTTAACACGCCTGACGAAGATGATCGTATACTGAAGAGTATTGATGCGACACTTGCTAGAAACAATGGTGAGCTGTTGGTTGTGCGTGGTAATCACGATAATCCAACATTTTGGTCTCCATCGTCTGAGTATACCTACGATAATATCTCCTTCGTACCCGATAACAGCATTCGTGTGCTAGATGGTAAAGTATGTTTGTTTGCGGGGGGTGCTATCTCTATAGATCGAAGCCGCAGGGTGGAGAACAAAACGTGGTGGCGTGATGAGGTATATACATTCTCCGAGATACCACTTGGCAATATAGAATCTGGAATTGATCTCGTCTTCACTCACGACGTATGGCATGGTATACAACCGTCGTATGATCTTGATGCTCCAATACTACATCATTTTTACTCTCGCGACCGGAAGTTACGACTAGACTTATATGAGTCGCAGCTTGAGCTTAGAAAACTCTATGATGCGATAGAGAAACTTAATATCACCGCGAACAAACGTTGTCAGTGGTTTCACGGCCACTATCACGAGTATCGTGTTTGGACGTGGCCTGAACATCCAACTGTCCAGTGTGTTACGGGTCTAGATATTGACCAAGTTACTCTCGTGGCAGACAACGAACAATGAATTTTTTTTCATTTGGAAAATACTGAGGTGTAGGGTATATTTGTAGGTCAACTTTTTCGGACAAAAACTACCTTTCTTTACCGAGACAAAAATGCCACAGCAAGTAATATTCACATACGGCCTTCCGGCTTCTGGTAAGTCTACATGGGCTAAGGAGTTCGTTAAGAACAACCCAAATTTCAAGCGGGTAAATCGTGATGATTTACGAAAGATGGTTGATAACTCGGTATATTCAAAGGAAAACGAGTCAACTATTGTTTCGCTACGAAATACGGCAATAGCTACATTTCTTGAGCGAGGACACTCGGTTATCGTGGACGATACTAACATTCAAACCAAGAATATGTTAGACATCTTTCATAACGTACTTCCACGGTTTCCGCATGTTGAATTTTCCGTACAAGAGTTTAATACTCCGGTGGATACGTGTATTGAGCGCGATTCGCAACGCGAGAATAGCGTCTCGGAGAACGTAATACGATCAATGGCTCAACAACAGTTGACAGCGAAGAGTGTTGATGAAGTTCGTTCATTAATGAAATTCATTCAAGATTTTACGAATAGGCTGTCCGAGTCTGCTGCTACGTTTCGGAACTCTCAAGGCAATGAGCACATGCAGCCAGCAATTATCGTTGACGTTGACGGTACTATAGCAGAACGTCACGAAGGAGAAGGTGGGCGGTCTCCGTTTGATTGGTCTCGTGTTGGCGAAGATACACCACGCGAAGCCATCATTGAAATCGTTAATCAATTCTTTAACAACGGCTATGCTATTATCGTCCTGAGCGGACGAGATGGCTCATGTTTTGAGGAAACTACATCGTGGTTGCTTAATCATGGTGTATTGCACCATCATCTGTTTATGCGCCCCGCTGGTGACATGCGGAAGGATTATATAGTCAAGAGTGAGATATATTCAACGCTGATAGCACCACTCTATCGAGTTGATGTTGCGCTTGATGATCGCGATCAAGTAGTTCACATGTGGCGTAACCATCACAATATTCAAGTTCTTCAAGTTAACTACGGAAATTTCTAATATGAGAAAGCTAGCATCAATTCAACGAATCAGCGACGTTAGACCACACCCTAATGCCGACAAACTTGACATCTGCACGGTATTGGGATGGAAGGTCGTTACGGTTCGAGGTGAATATAAGGTAGGCGATCTATGCGTCTACTGTGAGATTGATTCGATTATGCCGGAACGTCCTGAATTTGAGTTCTTACGACAACGTAATTTCCGCATCCGCACGGTGAAGTTACGCGGTGAACTTAGTCAAGGAATTTGTTTTCCTCTGACAATACTTCCAGTATATGACGAGCCTTATGAAGAACACTTAGATGTTACTGACGTCTTAGGAGTTACCAAATTTGAGCCAGCGGCACAGTCGGTCGGTGAATTTACAGTTAAGGGTTCGTTTCCACATTTCTTACAGAAGACAGACGAGACTAGAGTACAAAATTTAGTTGAGCGCGATATTCTAACTCAATACTATGAATCATCTAGAAGAAACCAAGGAAGTTGGTACGTAACGGAAAAACTCGATGGTACGTCTACAACTTACTTTGTGTCTCATGGAGAGTTTTCGGTATGTTCTCGCAACCTAGAGTTATTTGACCCTAGGAAAGAAGAACTTACCACTAGGGTTACTAGTCCATACTGGATACCAGTTGAGAGGGAGAAGTACGATAAAACTTTACTTTCTCTTGATGGAAGAAACATCGCTGTCCAGGGTGAGACGGTAGGCCCTGGAGTTCAAGGCAACAAGCTCAAACTTCCGCAAGTTGAATTCTTTGCGTTTCAAGTTATTGACATTGATACTGGAACTATGTTCTCGTATGACGATTTCATTGAGTTCTGCAACAAATACAACTTCAAGCACGTTCCCATCGTTTCTGCGGAGTTTACACTCACTGATACGGTAGATTCTTACTTGGAATTTGCTGAAAGGAAATCTCTCATCAATCCCGACGTGTGGGCAGAGGGTTGTGTCTTCCGCATGAAAGCTGATCCTAGAACATCGTTCAAGGCTATTAACAACAAATTTCTATTGAAGTTTGAAGACGCCTAGGATTAGGTAGCTTAGGTATACTTATAGTGTTAGAAAGGAAGTGTAGGCATGTAAATATCTTTTGGCTATTAGCAAAAAAATTTGTATCTTATACACTTAGTTGAGACGAATTTAGTTAAACGTGATGGAGAATATATATGGCTGTTTCTGTAATTCATTATACTGCTGCATGGTGTGGGCCATGTAGAACACTGAAGCCTATCTTGCAGGAGGTTATTAGTGAAAATCCTCAAGTATCATTTAATACTATTGATGTTGACGCGAATAGGGAGTCAGCTATCGCCGATGGTATCCGTTCAGTTCCAGTCGTCATCATAAAGAAAGATGGCGTGGAGACTGCACGGTTTGTTGGCGTTCGTTCAAAGATGGAGTATAGTAACGCAATTCGGGGATAATAGCGATGGTTTTGAAATTCAAGAAGACGCGGGAAGACGCGATAATACCAAATTACGCAAAACAAGGTGATGCTGGTCTTGACTTAATAGCGTTGTATCAGAGTAGGATAACTAAAGAGTTTACCGAATATGGTACGGGGCTTGCCGTGGAGATACCAGACGGTTATGTTGGGGTTGTAGTTCCTAGAAGCTCATTCAGTAACTACAATGCTATGCTAGCAAATACAGTAGGTGTAATAGATTCTGGATATAGAGGGGAGATATTACTCCGAGTTCGTAACATAGTTACCGATCAAAATTTTTATGATGTCTACATGCACGGCGATCCGGCGATTTTTCTAGAAAAAGATGAGAATAGCCCATTCCTCGGAACACGCGTGTTTCAGCTATTAGTCTTACCGTGTCCAACATTTGAGGTTATGGAGGTAGATTCTCTTAGTTCGTCGGAACGTGGTGAAAACGGCTTCGGTTCAACTGGACAGTCGTGATGACAGTTCTCAGCCTGTTTGACGGAATAAGCTGTGGGCAGTTAGCACTTCAACGTTGCGGTATACCAGTTGATACATATTTCGCATCTGAAATTGACGAGAATGCGAAGGTAGTAACTCAGCAACATTTCCCAAACACTATACAGCTCGGTGATGTGACGAACATCAGAGGTGCAGACTTACCTACTATTGATTTGTTAATGGGTGGCAGTCCATGTCAAGGATTTTCGTTTGCTGGTAAGCAACTGAACTTCAATGATCCGCGTAGTAAACTTTTCTTTGAATTTGTTAGGATTCTTCAAGAGACTACTCCGAGATGGTTTCTACTCGAAAATGTAAAGATGCGACGTCAATATCAAGATGTAATAACTGATCATCTAGGAGTACATCCGATTGAAATTGACTCTGCGATGTTTAGTAAGCAAACTCGCAAACGTTTGTATTGGACAAATATTCCGATAGGAGAAATAACGCCAACCAGCGAAAATTTTGATGGTTTATTGTATAGGTTAGGACATGGGTACATACCAGAAGAGATACGGTTCTTTCGTAAATATCCTACACTAGTAGCGCAAAGTCCAGGAACTAAATACCGAATTGTGGTTGACGCGGATAAAGCTCAAAATGCTGATAAGGTGACGCTTCGTAGAGATACACAAGTAACTCGTGTAGCTTCCCCAGAGGAGTGTGAAGAGTTTCAGACGTTACCTTTTGGATACACAGACATTCTTCCGAAAACACAAAGATACAAGGTGATAGGTAATGGGTGGACTGTTAATGTAATTTCTCATATTTTTAAAGGATTGCTTTATGAGTAGAAGTTTTAAGAAGACTCCAGTTAGAGGTGTTCATCCGTTTGACTCGGAAAAGCAAGATAAACAGAAGTGGCATCGTCGACTACGAAAGAAGATACGGCAACTATTATCGGGAACTCATTATGACATTGAAAAACTTGAATCAACAGTGCTACCGACGGAACATGACGTCTCTGATCCATGGTTGATGTCAAAAGATGGTAAATTTTTCATGAGCATTGAACCAGATTCCGACGAGGCAAAGGTTAATTGGTTTAAGAAATTAATGCGAAAGTAGTAAACATGATAACGACAAGTATTACGACGGATATGAAATTCACAGACGCTCTCGGTAAGATTGCAGTCCCGAAGGTTGTGAGAGTCTCGGGTGAATTTTCGGAGTCAAGTGCAAACGCTTTATATACTGCCTGCGATGAAGCTGCTGAGACTGGCCAGCGCATACTTCCAATACTCATAGATTCGTATGGGGGTAGCGTCTACGCATTAAACGGTATGATAGATTATTTCCAGTCATTTAGAGATAGTGGCATTGAGATAGTTACTATTGCATGTGGTAAAGCTATGTCTGCTGGCTCTGCGTTGTTTTGCATGGGGGACAGACGCTACATAGGTAAGAGATCAACACTAATGTTTCATCGAGTCTTTGGTGCTGGAATTGGCAATCCATCCGAGGTGGAAGCTGAAGTCACGGAGATGGCTAGACTTGAGAAGTTAATGTTCGCCGAGATTTCAAAGACATTAAATTATCCAAAAACTTGGTTGTATGATCAATTGAAGAAGAGAGATTTTTCTAATTGGTATGTTGATGCAAATGATGCCGTCTCGCTGAAGATTGCTACTCACATTGGTATCCCTAAGTTTGAGTTTCAAGTTTCAACTAACTTTGTTTGTAAATAGGAGACAACATGTATCAGAACATCTTCGTTAAATCTAGGACGCGAGAGGCTTGGGTGTGGGATGATCAGAAAGGATTACTTCATTTCAAATATTCTCCATACGCATATAAGCGGGATTCCAAAGGCAAGTACACCTCCATGTACGGAGAGAAACTTTCTAAGGTTACTGATTTTGAGCGGTATGACCCCAATTTACTAGAGTCGGATGTTTCCGATACTACGCGAATTTTAATAGATATGTATGGTGACTCTGATATACCATCCACTGGCCACAGAGTAATGACGTTTGACATTGAGGTTGAGATGGTAACGGGAACACCCGATCCTCAGACTGGAAACAATGAGATAACATCAATTGCATATCACGATTCGGTTACTGATGTCTATACTGTATTGGTATTAGATAAGAAGGGGCGAGTTAAAAGTCGTACACAAGGTAATCAAGTTATTGTTTCCTGTCCGAATGAGAGAACACTTCTATTGAAGTTCTTATCTGGAATGGATGAGATACGTCCTACTATCATAACGGGGTGGAATATTAATGCATTTGACATACCGTATATTTACAATAGAATTTCTAACGTACTAGGTAAACGTAAGGCTGCTTGCTTATCTCCAATTGAAGAAGTGTATTACTCTTCTCATAGAGATACGTATACGATTGGTGGTGTGTCGGTGTTAGATTACATGATTATGTATAAGAAATTTTCGTACAAAGAATTACCATCATATTCGTTGAACTACGTATCCACTAACGAATTGGAGCGTGGAAAACTTGAATATGAAGGTAATTTAGATGACTTGATGGAATCTGATATAGACACCTTCATTCAGTACAACATTACTGACTGCGAACTTGTTAAAGCGTTAGATGAAAAATTACAGTTTATTGACCTAGTTCGTGGTATTTGTCATGTCGGCCACGTCCCGTATGAAGATTTCATATACTCATCAAAGTATCTTGAAGGTGCTCTTCTAACCTATCTTAGAAAGATTGAGGTGGTAGCTCCGAATAAGCCCATTGATTGGAAAGAGAGAATGCAAGAGTTGGGTGAGGAGGCGGAGGAAGATAAGTTTGAATTTGAAGGAGCTTTTGTCAAAGACCCAATACCTGGAAGATATGAATGGATTTATGACCTTGATCTAACGTCACTATATCCATCAATTATTATGACTTTGAACATATCGCCAGAGACCAAAGTTGGAAAGATTAAAGATTGGGATTCCGACGCATACACGCGTGGTACTCGTGATTCATATATCATAGAAGGACATGAAGATATAGTTTTGACTCATGCCGAGATAAAGCAATTCATTGAATCTAATAAGTATACGGTTGGTGCAAATGGTGCATTCTATACCACAGATTCAATCGGACTTCTACCAGCAGTTTTAAACGACTGGTTTGATAAACGAGTTGAATACAAAAACGAGATGAAGAAGTGGGGAACTGCTGGTGACGTGGATAAATATGAGTTCTACAAGAAACGGCAACTTGTACAAAAAATCTTGTTGAACTCACTGTATGGCGTCTTAGGCCTTCCCGTCTTTCGATGGTTTGACATTGATAACGCCGAAGCCGTTACTCTCACGGGACGCACGGTTATCCAGAAGACCCAGGATGTTATTAATTTGAAATACAACAGTGAGTTACAAAGTTCCGACGATCATGTCATCTATATTGATACCGATTCTGTGTTCGTGTCGTGTCTACCACTCGTGAAGCATAGATATCCTTCAATAGATGTTAGGGATGATACTCTAATGGCTGAACGTATTTACGAGATAGCCAACGAAGTGCAGGCATATGTTAACAAAATGTATGATGTTCTAGCTAAGAAAGTCTTTAATGCAAGCACTCATAGATTTGAGATAAAGCAAGAGATGATTGCTAAGACTGGATTTTGGACTAAGAAGAAACGTTATGCACTGAAAGTTATATCTGATAATGGCTTGCCAGTTGACGAGTTGAAGATAGTTGGCCTAGATGTGGTACGGTCTTCGTATCCAATCTCGTTTAAGAAATTCATGAAGGAGATTCTGTCGGATATTTTGTTGTTCAAAGACAAAGCTGAGTTGGATGAGAAGATTATCTACTTCAAAAAGAATGTTGCCAAGGAAGCATATTCCGAAGTATCAAAGACATCTTCGGTGAAAAACATTGCTAAGTACGAAATACTAAACGATGATACTCTTGGTAAGTTTAAAACTCGAACCCCTTCGCATGTTAAAGCTGCTATAAATTACAATAGACTCTTGAAGCTGTTTAAGGTGCCACCTAAATATCCACCTGTAAAGAATGGTGATAAGATCAAGATCGCATACCTTAAGCAAAATCCATACGAAATACGTGAGTTGGCATTTCGAGGAGAAAGCGATCCTTCGGTAATTCTTGACTTCATCAAAGACAATTTTGACGCGGAGGCGTTATACAACTCGGAAATAAAAAAGAAACTAGATGTATTCTATGATGCAATGGGGTGGTCTTACCCATCCGAATACACGAAGTTAGCAGCCGAGTTCTTTTCGTTTTGAAAATTCAACTTTTTTTAGTATATTGAAACACATCTACACACCGTAATTGATGAGGTCATCTTAATGGATAAGCGAAATCTAACAAATTTTATCAGCAAGTACTTTCTGTCAGGCAATGCGCCATCCGTGGCTTGGGAAGTCGGCGATCAATTGAAAACGAGGTTCATAACTGATGATCGCGCTCTAGTCGGCGAGATTATACATCGAGAGCAGCTACATACTTCCGAAGGAGGTGTTGATTCTGCTGAGAAGTTGTCTATCTACAATACCGAACTCCTACTGAAGATGCTTAGCGTCTTAGAAACTGACATAACGTTTGAAATGGTTAAACGCGTAGAGAACTCTAGGGTGAATCATCTGATCTTAGCAGATGGGAACACCACACTTAAGTACATGCTATCCGACCCATCAGTAATATCGCCAGTTCCAGAGATGAAGAAAGCTCTTGACTATGGGATAACGATACAACTTGATAAAGACCTTAGTGATCGATTTCTGAGAGCAAGGTCTGCACTGCCAACGGAAACTAAGTTTGTAATTTCCAAGGATAAAAAGAAAGGTACGTATCAACTTGTTCTCGGTGGCTCCGGTAAGGACGTTAACCGCATCACACTAGATGTTATAACTAATGTTAAGTCCGACATAGCACCAATATCCTTTAGTGTAAAGTATTTCGCTGAGATACTCGCCGCGAATAAGGATGCTGAGACAGGAGCTATGGAGATTGCTGAGAACGCGCTTGCTAAGATTTCATTCAACACTGAACTACAGTCTTCAACGTATTACCTGCTTCGTCAGGAGGATTGATAATGACCATGGACTTAAAAGAGCTTTCACGTGAAGATTGTTTTGTAACCACCACACGTTTCTCCGTTGAATTGTGTAACAAGAATCTAGGATACTTGTTTGTTTTTGGAGATAATGAACAGCGTATCGGAAAGGGTGGGCAAGCTATAATACGTGGTTGCCCCAACACAATAGGTCTCAGGACTAAACGTAGTATTGCAGAATTTTGGACGGATCGTGACTATCACCGGAATTGTAAGCTGATCGATGAGGACATTCACAGTATACTTTCTGCATTGTATCTTGGCTATCGAATTGTCTTCGCATCAAGTGGTTACGGTAACGGATTAGCTGAGTTGCCTACACGTGCTCCTGAAACGTATTTGTATTTGAAGAATAAACTCGATGATTATTTCGGGTTTACATTTTAATTTGTAACATCTTTTATTGGTTTTTCATGTCTGAACATTCATTGCTCGTAGAAAAGTACCGCCCGACGTCGCTGGACGAGTACATATGCTCTGAGACTTTACGAAAAAGTTTTACTGAGTATATTGAGAAGAAGGATATTCCTCACTTGCTGTTGTATGGTGACGCTGGCTCCGGTAAGACAACGCTAGCTAAGATTTTTGCCAATACAATCTCGCCAGACAATTTCATGTATATTAACGCATCCGACGAGAACTCAGTTGACACCGTCAGAGACAAGATCAAACAATTCGCGTCTTCCATGGGGTTTGGTGGCTTAAAGATCATCATCCTAGATGAGGCTGACTATCTGTCACAGAGTGCACAGGCGGCACTCCGTAATATCATGGAAACGTTTAGTAAGACTACTCGGTTTATCTTGACATGTAACTATGCAGAACGTATCATTGAACCACTTCAGTCAAGATGTCAATCGTTCAATATAACTCCGCCATCAAAGAGAGATGTTGCTAAACACATCGTTGCGATGTTAAAGTCGGAGGGTGTTGAGTTTGATCTTGCGGACGTAGCAACTATTGTCAATGCAAATTACCCAGACGTCCGCAAGACTATCAATTCCATTCAGCGTAGTATAACTGGAGCCGTGCTAACCTTAGATCAGGAAGCTGTGGAACAGACTCACTACTACGGTTCTATACTAGAAATTTTGAAGTCGGAAAAGAAGACTAAGGATAAGTTTCAAGAGATTAGGCAACTGATAGCGAATAACTACGTTAGAGACTATACTCCTATGTTTAGGTTTTTGTATGATAACGTTGATGGTTACGCTAAGACTAAAGTTGGCCAAGTCATCATTATCATTGCAGAGGCACACTACAGAGATGCATTCGTCATTGATCATGAGATAAATGCAATGTCAATGTTCATTCAGATCATAAATGAGATAGCTAGTAAATAATACAACTTATAACGAAGAGGAAGTTTACATGGTTAATAACGATAACATGTCCAATATCTTAGATCAAGCGTCGGAGATTGAATGTAATGTTTGTGGAGGTATATTTTTTGCTGAAGTCTTTTTGTTTAAGAAGATCACACCCATCATTGCACCAGATGGTGTGGGTGGAGTAGTTCCAATCAAAGTCTTTAGTTGCTTGGAGTGTGGGTCAATAGCTAAAGAACTCATACCATGCACTATAAACAAATACGGTACTAGTGACGCCAGTGATGATACTTCTGCTAGCGATTCAAATTCTCCCATTATAACAATCTAACAGATGTGACGTATGTCAAGAAATTTATTTGATCTTATAAAAGATGTTACAAGATCAAAACGAAATGTATCAGAGCTAACAGATGAAGATTGGAAGGTATGGAGTAACTTTATGGTTACTCGTTGGCTTTCAATGGATATTGATCTTGTTGAGTTCGCCAATGAAGTCCAAGTTTACAGTAATAGCGTCTTGACGCCGAAGGATTTTTATAGATTTCTGTATCATATCCTTCCCGAAGGCCCATTGTATCTGAAGTACGTAAAGCGTACGTCTGCATTTGAAATAGATGCGCAATTCATTGACATTATCCGTAATCATCTCCAAATCAGTAGGAGACGGGTATATGAATACATTGAATTGCTCATGAACGATGGGGGTATTCAATACATAATTGATATACTCAACATGTACGGTCTTTC